TCCGGGACACCATTCTGCGTCTCGACCAGCTGTGCTTTCCTGCCGACTGGCGCGTCCGCGTCGAGGGCTGCTACTGGTGGATCGAGGAACAGGACCGGACGCCCGTCGCCTATGCGGCCCTGCGTCCCTGCACGGCGAGGCACAACGCCGGCATTGGATTTCTCTCAAGAGTCGGAGTCCTGCGAGATTGGCGAGGCCAGGGACGGCAGAAGGAGCTCATCCGGAGACGGATCGCCCAGGCTCGCCGAGTCGGACTGAAAGAACTCGTGACCTACGTGGTTCCATCAAATCTTGCGAGCGCGAATTCGCTCATTTCCTGCGGCTTCCGGCTGTATTCTCCCCACCACGTCTGGGGAGGCAGGAGTGCCCTCTATTTCCGAAAGATTCTTTGACTTCTGCGCGGCAATCCGTGATGTCAGAATGTTCCATCGAGAGATAACTTTGCACAACGAGTCACGATCATGATCAATCTTGGAAAATCTTCAGAATCCGCCGGCATGATCGAGATGGTCTCCGCGATGCCGGATGAAAAAATGACCTATCCGTCTCTCTACATCTCTGGAAGAGAGGGAATCGACGACGCTCCCGATGTCGGGACCGAGGGCGAGGCGACGATCCGCTTCAGGATAGTCTCGAAGACCGACTCTGAGGGCCCGAACGGAAAGACCTCGTCGCTGGATCTTGAGGTCATGGGAATCGAATTTGGAGAGATCTCCGAGGACGGCGAGGATGAGATCGAGAAGGGTCTCCGCGAGTCCGAAGAGGAAACCGAGGACGAGGAGAAATGACCATGAATGGAATGACCGACACGATGGCCGAGGAGCCAGAACCCCAGATTCAGCTGACGCTGCCGAGATCGACGTTTGACCTTGCCAAGGGATTTGTCGCTGGTCTGGGCCAGGCGATCGGAGCCGCCGAGGCCAAGCTCAAGGCCGACGATAAGGCGATGAAGGCCGACGAGACAATGAACGAGGTTCTTGCCACCGGCGCCGATCTTTCTGGATTTGGGGCCGAGCTCTCGGCGATGTCCGACAGCCGACTCGGAATTCCGCCAGTGGCATGATCTGGACATGTTCGTCTCGGAGATCATTGACCAGGTGATCGAGGTCCTCGGTCGGTGCGACCGGCAGAAGGCCCTTCGTCGCATCTCCGAGGCAGTTCGAGCCCTCCAGGACGAGGGCGACTGGGCCGCGAACATCGGGGCCCTTGACATCATGACCCTCTCTGACGGTCAGACCGTCACTCTTCCGCGCGAGGTCGAGACACCGCTGGCAGTTGCCGTCAATGGCATTCCGGCCTTCATGCGAGACGAATTTTTCCGCTTCCATCTCAATGGCGACGGACTGACAGACGACCACGTCGTCCCGTGGGCGTGGGACGATTCCGGGACCGTTCCCTCCTTCATGGACATCGGGACCCCTGGTCCCCTGATCGCCCGCTGTGACTCGGAGGCCGACATTGGCGTCGTCGTGCGTGTCCTTGGGACAGACGCGAATGGCCGAGAACTGAGGCAGCAGCTCGAGAATGGCGACTGGATCGACGGGACTGAGACTTTTGCAGTCAACGTCGCGGGAGCTCCCACGGCCGCCCCGACGTCCGTGCCGTTTCTTCGTCTTTTCGAGACCACGCCGACCGGGCGGCTCGTCTCCGGAACGGCGCACGGTCTCGCCACGGCCGCCCAGATGCAGGTGCAGCTGTCGTCAGGTTCCATCCCGCAGCCCCTGATCAACGGGGCATTCTATTTCATCAGGGTCGTCGACTCGACCCGCGTGCTGCTTTATGCAACCCGACTTGATGCCCAGACAAACCAGCGACCGATTCTGTTCTCAACGGTCGATCCGACGGCCTCGATCACACTCCGCGAGACGCGCCCTGTCCGGGCCAGGACCTGCTTTGTGACCTCTGGTGCCAATCTCATCTCTGAGGGAGACCTCGTCGCTTTCACTGGATTGCCACTTCCGCTCCCCTTCGAGGCGGCCCGCACGTATCCGGCCTCCCCGATCACGACCGACCGCTTCATCGTCTACAACGACGACAGCGACCGCGAGAATGCCACCAACCCGGTCAATGCCACGACTCCTGGAACGTCTGTCGAGGCGCGGATTCTCAAGCCGATGTATCCGCTGACCCAGCTGACCTTCACGCTGGAGCACAATTTTGTCACGGGAGACCAGGTGACGGCCTCGAATTCTGGCGGAGAACTCCCGCAGCCGTTGATCGCCAACACGCCGTATTTTGTGAGGACTCTCAGCGCCACGTCGGTCTCGCTGCACTCCACCTCGGCCGATGCGTCCACGGGAGCCAACCCGATTGCGCTGACTTCCCTGGGAGTCGGGACAAATTCGCTCGTGAAGCGCATCGCGGCGACCGTGGCCGGCGGCGGCAGCAGCATCGTGACAACTGTGAGTCCGCACAATCTTAGTTCCCCCAGCGGATCGGGCGCGACCGGGACCGCGGTGCTTTCAAGTCAGACTGTCGTGGCCATCTCGGTCGGGGCCGGCGGAAGTGCCTACAACGTCTCGCCAAAGGTCACCATCTCGGGAGGTGGAGGCACCGGCGCAACGGCCGAGGCAATCGTCGCGGGCGGTGCCGTTGTGTCGATTCGCGTCATCACCGGAGGAACCGGCTACACCTCGGCCCCGACGGTGACCTTTACGGCCCAGGGAGGCAGTTTTGTTCGTTTCACTACAAATGGAACACTTCCTGATCCCATCAAGGCCGAGACTGTGTATCGCGGCGAGGCCCCGCTGACCTCGACAACGTTCTCACTCAACGACACGATCCCGAATCCGGTCGCGATCAGTTCCGGCGGCACCGGACAGCTCTATGTGGTCATTTCAAGATCATTCTCGGTCGGGTTTCTTTCGCAGTGGTCGGTGGATGCCACGGCCCTCTCGACGGGCGACGCCGTCCGATTTTACACGCCGGGAATCCTGCCGGGCACGGCCCCGTCACAGGTTGATCAGTCAGCCCTGTATTACGTCCGCAAAATCAGTAATTCTCTCGTCGAGATCTACGACTCGGCAATCAATGCGAACGCCGCTCCTCCCACGGTGACGGGACGATTCTCGGCCACGACCGCGGGAGCCGAGACATTGTATCTCTCGAGGGCAAGGTCCGTGACCGTGTCGCCCCGCGACAACAGTTTTGATGTCGACTTCACGGCATTTCTTGAGAATCTCACAATTGTTCGCTTCACGACCGATGGGACTCTTCCGGCCCCGCTCGCGACCGGAACCGACTATCGCGCCAACGTGGTCGGAGACGCCATCGAGGTCTACACGACCGGAAACGTCCTGATTCCGCTGACGACGGTCGGATCCGGGATTCATGAGATGCTGATCTCTCGCTCAATGACGACGCCGGCCGCGACATCGCTTGACATCCCAGACCACGGATTTGCGACCGGAACGGCGCTGACGGTCACGACGAGCTCGGCGCTACCGTCGCCGCTCTTGCTGTCGACCACCTATTATGCCAGGTCCATCGATGACGATCAGATCGAGCTGTATCCGTCGCAGGCGCAGGCCAACGCGGCCCCGGCGACGACCGGGCGCATCACCTTTCTGTCGACCGGAACCGGATCCCAGCGAGTCGTGGTCTCTCGTGCCCCGGTGTCGGTCAAGACCGTCTCTTCCATCGAGAAGCCGGTGACCGACGGATACATCCGGCTCTATGCCTGGGACACGTCCAGGACCGGAAACATTGCGCTTCTTGGTGACCTGCACCCGACTGAGACCACGCCGGCGTATCGCCGCATCCGGATCAACAAGTCGGCCACGTCGGTCCGCTTGAAATATCGTCGCCGCGCCTTTGACGTGCTGACCGAGAGGGATTTCATAAATCTAGATTCGCGCATGGCGATTCTAATGATGGTCCAATCGCAGGAGCTGCTCTTCAAGAAGTTCGTTGCTGAATCAGAGCAGTATCGTCTGATTGCCGTGGAATATCTCAACAAGCGAAATCGCGCGCTCGACGGACCGCGCGCCCCAACATTCCAGATCAACGCTGACGTGACGACGAGGCCCGACGACTGGATGGACTGAGATGCAATCTCCCGCGATAACCCAGGGGCGGCTCGTGAGCGTCGACGCCGGATGGATGTCAGGAATGAACTCTGTCCGGCACCCGTGGTTTCTTCGCCAGGACCAGTATCGCCGTGGAGTCAATGTCGTTAATCGTGGCGGCGTCATCCAGACGAGACCTGGTTTCCGCATGCGCCTGACCCTGCCAGAAGGAAACTTTCAGGGAATGGCTCACTTTCAGGTGACCAAGAACGGGCGTCGCGACGATTACCTGGTCTTTGCGGTAGATGGCAAGATTTATTTTTTGCCGTTTCCTCTCGAGCAGCCAAGATTCTGGGAAGAGTTTTGCCTCAAGAGTCTTCAGTTTTCTGCCGATGCAGACATGATCCACTTTGCGGTCGCCGAAAAGACCGTCATGACCGCGCCCGATCAGACACTCCAGATCGTGCCATCGCACAACGTGCTGATGATCCAGGACGGCGTGACCCCGGCCGCATACTGGGACGGCGAGGAATCGCGGCATCTCGTCGAGGCGGCCCCGAGTCTCGAGACTCCGACCGGGACCTGGATGACCTTCTCTGGAGGACGTCTCTGGGTTGCGCGCGGCAATATTCTCCTGGCGTCTGATCTGTTTGACCCGGTCAAGTTCACCGAGCGAGTCGAGGGCGAGGGCCGAGGCGATTTTTCTTTTCCGAAACAGATTACCGGACTGACAAGCTTCATTGGAGAAGAGCGGGTCGAGGTTGTCGTGGTCTTCACCGACGAGCGCAGCGAGATTGTGCTCTCTGGCATCCGCGATCGCGCCCAGTGGGCCACGACCCAAGGAATGCAGTCGATTTTATTTCCGAGCACGGGCTGCATCGCGGGACGCAGCATCGTGTTCCAGGCAGGACTCATGTGGTGGTATAGCCCGGGAGGCCTGGTCGCCTCTGACGCCGCGGCATCGAGCAACCTGACGAGCCAGATCAATTACCGTGACGCCGAAATGGCCTTCAGCAAGCAATTTCTCAATGATGATTCATCGATGATCTGCGGCCTTAGCTTCGAGAACTATCTGCTAATGTCGATGCCGATCGGACAGAATCTGAATTCTGAGACATTTGTGCTTGACTATTCGCCGCTGAGCGAATTTTCCTCTGAAAAAATTCCGGCATGGTCTGGAGTGTGGACGGGAATTCGCCCGATCCAGTGGGCATCTCCCGTGATCGACGGAAAGCGCCGGGCCTTCGCGGCATCAGTCGACTACCGGGCCCTCTCTGACGGGAGCCACAACCATGTGTGGGAGGCCTTCATGCCGGAGAGGGAGGACACGTTTTTCGAGCTTGGGAGTGACTTCACAAGGATTGACTTTGCCAGGCCGATCTTCTGCGAGTTCGAGACGCGCCTAATCGGAGACGGCCACGATCTCAAGTCGTTCCAGTATGCCGACATCAACCTGATGGAAATTGCCGGAGACGCCTATGTCACGGCAAACTACCGTGGGATCCGCGGCGCTTACAAGCCAGTTCTCTGCAAGCGCATCATCGCTCCGATCACGGCGGCCTCCGCGGGCGCCGACATTCCGCCATCTGAGCTCGGCATCCTTGACGGTCTCAAGAAACAGAGCCGCCGGGTCACAACCGAGAATGCCCTGCCGTCCGACGGCTGCCCGACCTGCGAGTCCGAGTATTCCGAGAACATCGACAAGGCCTTCAGCATTCTCGTCAGATGGTGCGGCCAGATGGCCGTGGAATCGATCAGGATCTTCATGGAACCGTGGGCCGAGCGCGCCGAGGGACGCTGCGAGGAAAACGAGACCAATGTCTGCCTGGTCGGAGAGGACGGCAGGAACCACATCTACAGCCGCGAGGAGGGCTTTGTGGCTCTCGAGGATCTTTACGAGGTCGGAGGCAACGCGTGGGCCTCGACGAGGTCCGCGACTGTCACCCTGACCTGTCCGGTCGGATCGGTGACTACCGGGCCATTGACCGTCACGGCCACGTCGACATACAGGTCAAGAATCTCGCAGGCTGACGCCGACGCGCAGGCACTCGCGTCCGCCCAGACGGCCGCCCAGGCACAGGCCGACTATCTCAGGACGATCTATCCGTGCTATTATGACTCGGTGCAGTCCGTGACCCGCCACTGTTATTCTGAGCTCAACGATGACGCCCTCGCCATGACGAGACTGTCTGACGGCCGTGTCATTCTCGGGGGCCAGTTCTGGAGAGACAACACGACCAACCAGGGCAAGATCACCGAGAGAACCTCTGCGGGAATCCGGAGCCTGACTTTCACGCAGGGAGACGGCTTCGTGTCAAACTTCGGGGCAGAGCCGAGTTCCGAACAGATCAACGTGCTGCTCAATGACACAAACGGCATCTATGCTCTCGGAGAATTCAGCGAATACAACAATGGCGCCAGAACTCGGATCGCGCGGTTGACGTCGGCCGGGGCGCTCGACACGACCGTGACCTTTGGGACGGGATTCAACACGGCCCCGACCGCCGCCTGCATTCTTCCGTCTGCTCTCGCCGAGGTCTCAACGGTTCAGGTCATTTCAGCCCACGGCGGATCATACTTTGATCTCGGAGACGCAAATGGGCCCGTGCGAGTATGGATGGACCACAACAACTCGTCGAGTCCTCCGGCGGTTCCGTCTGGCGGTCGCCTGCTCGAGGTCGACATGCAGAATTCTGACACGGACGCGCAGCTTGCAACTAAGATACAGCTTGCGGTCGATGCCGACGCGCAGTTCATCGCGACAGTCGCGTCCGACACCGTCACCATCACGGCCTCCGCGACCGGGCACCGTCTCCATGTGACCGAGCCAGGCTCGGGCACGCGCTTTGTGGTGGCGACCGCGGCGCTCGGCTCGTCTGCAGGATCTCTCGTGATCGGCGGGACATTCACTACATACGACTCAGTCGCCGCGGCAAAGCCGATCATTCTGATCGAGGCAAACGGTGTCAGAGATGCCGATTATCTTCCCACGGGATTCACGAAGATTTTTGCTCTCATTCCCCAGACCGGAAACCTTGTCTATGTCGCCGGATACGAGTCTGTCGCCGGAAAGGTCCGTGTGGCGAGGCTTCTCACGACGGGCGTCGAGGATCCGGCATTCACGCCGTATGAGGTCACGGTCGCCGATCCCGGATTTGCCTCGATGGCCCTGCAGGCCGATGGCAAGATCATTGTCTCGTTTGACGGCGCCAATTCTGCCAAGGATCTGGTGAGACTCAACACCGACGGGACCGTGGACTCGACCTACAATGTGGGGACCGGACTCGACACCGCGGCCCGAGCCATTCTCATCCTCGCAGATGGAACTGTCATTCTCGGGGGCAACTTCACGACCTACAACTCTGTCGCCGTCCCGCGGATCGTCAAGACCACGGCACTGGGAGCGGCCGTCGGGGCATTCAATCCCGGAACCGGATTCAACGCGACTGTCCGGGCCCTCATGCTTCCTTCGACCGGGACATTTTTCTTTGCGGCGGGCGATTTCACGTCCTACAATGGCAACACGGATTCCTATGAGAAATTCGGTCGTATCGACCAGACGACGGGAGCAGCCCTCGTCACCCGCCAGACCGTAATTGTCACCGGACGCCATCGTGGCACTGTCTCTCAGGCCGATTCTGACACGCAGGCCCTGGCGCTTGCCAATGCCCGGGCCCTCATTGAACTTCCCTGCACCTGACCATGCCCAAGGCCACCTCAGTCACGCTCCTCAATGGGACAACTCCGAACGCCTTCGTGAGTCCATTCTCCGACCGTCTCCCGATGTCGTTCTATTCGTCGATCACGGTCCCGAACATGCCAACCCAGGAGTGTCTGCCCTGTGCCATGACCGGCTACTCGACGTCGACCGTCAACCAGTTCATCCAGGACCTCGCCCAGGAGATTCCGCTGTCCCTCTCGAACAGCATCTCGACCTCGCAGACGCTGCCAACCATACCGCCAGAACCACAGCCACCCACATCTGTATCATGAAAACCCGATTCATCGACGTCAGCCCGTATTCCGACGACTTCAAGAGAATGCAGCAGTTCGCCAGAACCTTCGATCACGAGATCGGGCACTGGAAGAACGGAAGGCTCGTCGCCTTTGAGCGAGATGAAAAGACCTTTGGCTATGCCGACATCGTATATCTTCCGGTGGCCTTTCCGGCGTTCCATCCCGAGGTCGCCACGCCACGCGGGATCATGGACGTGGTGAATGGCTGGAAGTCCGTCGCGCAGCTCAGCCATGGCGGCGAGGGCTGGATCGGGGTGCCCCTCGATGAGACCCGGAAGACATTTTCTACGCAGATGTTGGAGAACATCGGATTTTCAAAGATGAACCGCGAGATTTACTTGCTGAATGGGACCGTGTAAATTTTGACTGATATGGGCGGAGGAAAAACACCATCAGTGCAGTTTGCGCAACCCATCGAGTGGTATGGGCAGGGCATTCAAGACATCCTTGGTCTTGGGAGGGACATGACCGGATATGTGGCGCAGACGCCGCCAGAACAACTGACTGAAAACATTCCGCGTCTCCAGGAAATGGCTCGCCGCGAGGCCACCATCAATGCGCTCAATTCTGCGGCTCTTGAGCGAGAACTTGCCCCAGAAACTTCCAGAATGCGGGCCGGACTGCGTCAGCAGCTTGAAGAGGATTTTGCTGGGGGTCCCAGCCGAGAACTTTCCAACCTGTGGCTTCGTCAGGGACTCTCAGATGTTGTGGGAACCGGAGCAAAAACAGAATCTGGATTTGCCCGGTCGGCGCTCGCCGATCGCAGCCGGCGAGACTATTATGCCAACCGCCAGGCTCTGCAGGACCGAGTGTCGTCATATCTTCAGGCCAATCCGGCTCCCGTGGCCGGCCTGGATCCGGGCTCTCTCGCTGGAATCATGAGCCAGACGGCCGCAGAGAACGCGAATCTTCGCAACGCATATCGTCAGCAGGTTTTGGGATACATGGGAGCTCAGACCGGAAACGTGGCCAATGCCTTCAATCAGGCGGCCCAGATGGAAGCGGCACGCCGCGCCCAAAACGTCAGTGCCTACAACGCCGCGCAGGCAGCCGGAGCCGCAAATCGGGCCTCCATGGCCGGGGCCCTGATCGGAGGCGGCGGCGCTCTCGCTGGCGCCGGAATCACGGCGGCCGGAATCGCCCTATGACCCTCGACCGGCGTGTCGAGGCCACGATCGATTTTCTCGATCGCATGCTCAGGACGGCAAAGAATCCGGTCATTCTCTGGTCGGGCGGCAAGGACTCGATGGTGGTCCTGCATATGATCAAGTTTCTCATGAAGAGAGAACTTCCTGTCGTCTGCTGGCGAGAGCCCTGGATGCCAGAGAAGCTGCGCTTCGTCAATAGGATCATCGACGAGTGGAATCTTGAGGCGCACGACTATGCTCCTTCGGCCGTCAGTCTCTGTCGAGGAAAAGAGGGCAGAGTCGACATCATGGAATGCTACCAGGTCAACTCCATGGCAATGTCCAACTCGCAGCATCTCATGGTGGCGCGCGGGACAATTGTTCCAGAAGAAGGGCGGCCGTTTCTCTGTGCACTCGAGACGTTTCTTGCCCGTCCCCTTGGGACATTCAACTTTCCATGGGACTGCATGGTCATGGGCCACAAGTCCTCTGACGACGACCCGACCGTTGGAAAGGTTCCCCTGCGAGTCGACCGGCTCCAGCTCGAGAACGCCGGGACGATCCTTTATCCGATTCGCGAGTGGACCGACGGCGACGTCTTTGAATACCATGAGAGACACTCGGTGCCGCACGACGAGACGCGCTACGACGTGAAGAATCGAAGAGTCCTTGGGAAGGACTCGACAAATCCCGATTATTTCCATACCTGCACAAAGTGCTGCGACCCGACCTCGGCGTCCTTTGTCAGGTGTCCCAAGTATGGCATCGACGTGAACAACGTGTCACATCTGGTTCCGTGGGTCAGGCCAGATTTTGCCTACTGCGGGCTCGGACGTGAGGATTCTGCATAGAATTTTCTGATTCTGAGTCCTGGCAGAAATGGATTAGATTCTTAGAGACATGGGAGGCGCTAACAGACAGACAATGGCCAAGATGGAGAGGATCACTCGTCCTCTGCCTCCACGTGAAGAATATGCCCTCATGGATCCGATGAGCGAGGGCGCAACCGAGATGTCGCAGACGGCCCTCCGGCAGCCGTATGGCATGATCTCAGATCAGGAAATGATGGCACTGCAGCGCCTGCCCCTGTTTCGTTCGACCGGAGGACCCAGCCCCAGCGTGAGCGTCGTTCCGCCTCCGACAGTTCCAATGCGATCCGCCCCGATGGGCGTGAGGTGACAGACCATGGGAGGAGCCTCTTCAGCACCGGCGGCCGCGGCATCTGGCGGATACTCGAGTCCGGCCTCAATGGCCCGTTCCACAATCGGCGGAATCACCGGCAGCAACATCTCTGGAATGGGATGGGTGCCACGGGCACAGCCGACCGGCGGGGCACCAGATTATTCTCAGATCGCGCGATTTTTTGGCGGCGCCGTCAGAGACGCCTCCGGCCAGATTGCCAAATCAATTGCCGGACAGCAGATTCCAGATTTTTCGGTGGATTCTTCAGCGTTCTATAGCCCAGCTGCTCCGTTTTCATTCACCGGGCCGGCCGGAAATTTTCCCAAGTTTTCGGGAGCAAGACAGGGTTCTGCAATTTTTGGGACATCCCAGGGAGGATATTCCATCTGACAAACAACCAAACACTATAGGGAGAATAAAACCATGGGCGGAGCAAGCAGACTTGGGAGAGGAATAATTCAGCCTGGCATATTGCCAATTGGCGGCGGCGCAGACAGATCGCGGCCCAGACTGGGCGGCGTATTTAGCATGAGCGGAAACGGCGAGAGTGCCGGCAGACCGCCGGCTCGGCCTCCCGTGGAAAACTTTTTTGGATCCGCGAGACCGCCGGCACAACAGGCACAACAGGCACAACAGGCACAACAGGCACAACCGGGAATGGCCGACAATATGAATAGCTCAATGAGAGCGGGCGCGCTGGCGCTGTAACAAAAAGAAAGGAACACATACCATGGGATTCGTCAAATCGGTTTTGAAGGGAGACATTAAAGGAGCGGCAAGATCTCTAAAGCCGCCGAGCAAGGGCGGGGGCGGAGCGGCGCCTGCACCCGCCGCGCCACAGACAGACTGGGCCGCGATCTTTGCGGCAGAGCGTGCCGCAAACGAAAACATAATCAATCAGATGCGTCTGGAAGCAGAAAATGCCCGAAATGCGGAGGAACAAAGACAGCGTGAGGAAGAAGCTCGCCGGACGCAGGAAGAGCATAACGTGAGACAGCGCACGGCCGACCAGGCCGCGCTCACGAATTATGAAAAAATGCAGCAGGCTGCCGCCGCGCAGGCCGTGGGGGGAATCTCGCCCATCACGCCCGGCTCGTCAGCCGGCGCGGCTCCGGGTCTCTCGCCAGTCCCAGGTTCGAGATCCAGGAGATCGGCCTCCGTGTATTCTCCACCAACGATCAGTCCCGTGGCACCCGAATATGGAAACATGATGGCCGCACCCGGCAACGTGAATCTCGGCGGTGGATCCGGTCTCGATTGGCTGCGCGCACTTTACGGTTCAGCCTGATAAGAGAAATCTCCGACAAATGGCAATCCAGACCGGCGGCTTCACGGTGGCACGGGGAGGAGGGGCACAATTTCAGCCCGCCACCCCGACACCATTGTCGTTTGTGTCTGGCGCGTCGCTTGCCCCGGGAGATCTCGGGATCAATGCCATCACCGAGGGATCACGCCAGGCGACAGCCAGTCTTCTCTCCGGGGTCAACGTGGCCCTCGAGAGTGTGCTCGGAGCCGGAATCGGGCTTCTTGAACGAAAACAGAAGCGCGAGGAAGACGAGCTCGCTCATCAGCGTGCTCTTGAGATTGCCCGCGAGCGCAACGTTCTTGGCAACATTCTCAGCCCGCTCGACCGCGAGCGCCTGCTCGGGCAGCGTCTGCAGAACATCGAGCAGATTCGCAAACTTGAGGATCCCTATGCCGAGTTTCTCGGTGAAAAGGGCCCATCGCCACTCGGCGACATTCCTGACCCAAATCTTGGTCTGAGACCCGAGGATCTGCCTCTTGAGCCATTCGACCCGAATGCGCCCGAGAACGTCGAGCCAGGACTCCCGTCGGGCGACGTTCCGCTCCCGCCTCTTCAGGGAGCCCGTCCTCCCGGCGAGGAACCCGCGCCCGGCGCCGCCCCAGAGGGCTACACGACGGCCGGTCCAGGAGGAATGCTTCTTGTGGTCCCGATTCCTGAGGAATCTGGCGGGGGTCGCATGATCATCAATCGGGCCACCGGCGCCACGACGATCGACAAGGGAGCCGGCGGACGGACCGAGACCACGGCCTCTGGACTTCCCGAGGAACTCAAGGATGAACTCCGTCTCAAGGGCGTGACCGTCAACGCCAAGGGAGAGGTCTCGACCACCTACGAGCCGAGCACGGCCGACGCGGACCAGGAGAAGGAGATCAGCACGATGCAGTCGAGCATCGAGCAGGCCAACCGCGTCGTGCGAGACATCGACACGATCGTCGACACGGCGCAGGGAGCCAGACTCCCGGCGACTGGAAAATTTTCTGACTGGATTGCCACGCTGCCCGTCACCACCGGAGCGAGTGACGTCCGAGCCCTCATCAAGAACATCGAGGCAGACGTGGCCTTCAAGACGCTGGCCGACATGCGGCGCAACAGCAAGACGGGTGGCGCCCTGGGCGCGATCTCTGACCGAGAACTTGCCCTCCTGGCTGCCGCCGAGGGCTCGATCAACCCGTCTCTCAGCTGGCCGATCTTCAAGCGCAATCTGCAGGACATCAGCAAGGCGCGCAAGGAGCTGATCAAGATGTGGGGCGGCAAGCTTGCCTCGATGGGAGCCGGCACGTCACAGTTCGATCTGACTGCCGAGATCAACAGTCTCGCCGAGCAGCTCGATGACATGCCCGACAGGAATTCTGAGGAATATCGCGCCGGGAGAGAACGGCTCAAGGAGCTGGTTCGTCGCCAGAGAGGACAATGACCCATGGCCGTTCTCAAGGAAGTCACCGACGAGGTCACGTCTGAGACCAGGCCAAAATCTGGCGTGGTCGGCGGAGTCTCGCGCGGCGCCGTCGGGCGTCGCCGCAAGAAGAAGCCCGCATCGATTCTTGACGAGGTCACCGAGGAGGTCTCAAAGGAGCCGACCCCCGAGGAGACGCTCGCGCAGGTCATGCGCGAGACCGAGACAGATCCAGAGACGGTTCGCCGCATGCGGACCGAGGGACAGCGTCTCACGACCGATCAACAGCGCATCGCCTTCGAGGCAGAGCGGGCGAGGCCACTGACCGATGTTGCACTTGGGGCCGCGGGTGCCTTCATTCAGGCCGTCCCGGAAACCGTCGGGCAGCTCGTCAGGGGAACAGGCAAATTTGCCTATGAGGGAGCTCTCAAGCCCATCGGTCAGACCGTGCTTGCCGGGCTGCAGTATGAACCCGGATCGGACGAGTATGAGCGGGCCCTGTCACAGACGTATGGCGGCGCAAACCGGGCCGTTCGCTCGCTGGCCTCCGGGGTCGCGCAGGACATGGAAGAAACGGCCAACGCCGCAACGAGGGCCGCAATGTTCGGGACCAGCATCACCGACCGCGCCGCCGAGAAGCTCGGGCTCGTCACGCCAGAACAATCTTTCAACAACTATCTCGCACGCGAGGACATGCGCCGCGGCGAGGCCGAGGACATCCAGGAGAATCCTGATCGCGCCGCGACCCTGCTGGCCAGAAACCCGCTCGCCGGGACCGTGATCGAGGGAGCGGCCGCCATGTCCAATCCCATCGAGTTGCCATACCGCCCCTCCTCGCCATGGATGCCTCGAACAATTCCGGGACCTGGATTCACGACGCCAGAAGAAAAACAGGCGGCTCTCAGGGGCTATGAAGAATCTCTTCTCGCTGAAGCAAAATTTCGACCAGACGAGGACATCTCGATGCTCGGCGAGGTCCTGTCTCCGGTCGGTCTTCCGGCCAGACTGGTGAAGCCCGTCACGAGTGCCCTTGGCGGAACCATGGAGGCCGCGGGCGGACTCGCAGTTCGCGGAGTGACCAGACCCACGATCCGAGGCGTCAACCCTCTCGAGGGAGTCGGCATCGGAATCCGAAAAGTCGGCGAGGGAGCCGAGAAGGTCGGAGCCGGAGTCAGTCAGGCGATCACGGGACGCCCCGACACCTTCCTGGCGGCACCTGGCACGATCGTCTCGGCATTCACAAAGAGACCCGGTCAGCTGGTCGAGGGAGTCGGCCGCACGCTTCGCGATGTCGGCCGCCAGATCGACGAGGGCGGGATTCGCGGACGGACCGGCATCGTCGAGCGCCTCGGAAGAGACCCCGCCTCGGCCGACTGGATCCGCGACCTCTTTGGACCCGGCGCCCAGAAGCGACTCGAGAAGATGGAGCGCAAGAACAAGCAGCGCGTCGCCGAGGGCAAACCCGAGATCAAGCCCGGACGCGGCGGGGTCATGCGGGCCCGCACCGCCGACTATGGTCTGCGTCTCGCGAACAGTCTCACCAAGTCGGGTGTCTCGGGAGCCGCGCTCAACGGGATCATTGGGGCGGCCGACATCGAGACCGCAGAAGAATTTGGCCGCTCCACCGGCGTGGGCTTTGGCATCGGCTCCTACATGGCCGGTCGCGTGCCCGAGCGCATCGGGGCAGCCCTTGATCCGACGACAGATCTTCGCACCCGAATCAACAGAGTCACCGAGATCGACCCGCTCGATCGCAGGCTGGACGAGGACGCCGATCGCAAGCGCTACCGCGTGACCACTGATCCGAAGCTGATTCGCCAGGCCGAAAGAATGGCCGACCCGGACGTGCAGATCGAGTCGCGCGCGAGGGAACTTGACGCGCTTTTTCAGCGCAAGGCCGAGGCCGACTATGCCGAGCAGGACACGACAGACCTGGACATGGAGATCACGCAGAGGGCCGACGAGCTTGCCGCTCTTCAGGAGACTGCCAAGAACATGACCCAGGAGCAGCGCGATGAGCGCCGGCGCGCCGTGGAGCTGATCATGATCGATGTTCTCGATCAGGCCCGGGCGACAGGTGCCTCTGCGGGGCTGAACAACATCGAGGTTCAGATCGTGGATACCGACCAGGTGTCGGCGTGGCTTCGTGAAAAATGGGGAGCCACTCTTGAGCGGGCCGAGGCCATCGTGAGTCAGCTCGACGGAAAACAACTCGGCGGATCTGAAGCCGAGACACTGAATCGGGCCAGAAACACGATCGAAAAATTCAACAAGGAACTTGAACAGGCCGTTCAGTCGCATGTCGCGCTTGCGCCGGAAACGGAGCGCGAGGGAGAAACTCTAACGCCGCCGCACCTTAGGCCGGCCAACGTCACGTCTCCGACGGTCATGATCAACGCGGGCTATGTCATGAACAATCCCGCGGGACTGAGGCATGCCCTGTCGCACGAGATGAACCACGCGCTGTCGAAGTTCAAAGAAGTTCAGGACATGCAGCAGCCGGCACGGCAGTTTTTATTTGGAAGATATGCCGATCAGTTCATGCCCGACGGGACTGTCCGCAAGATGCCCGTGACACCTGGAGTGATCACCGATGAAGTGCTCGATTCCGTGTTTGTGCCGCTGTATGGCAGTCGGACAGTCGGTGGAGTGGAAGGATTCAAGAGAGGATTTCCAGACACTGACAAGATGCGCGAATACATTCGTGAAGAAATCATGTCAGAAATTGCGGCGATCTCGGAGGGTGGCTACCAGACGATGCGCGAGGGCCTGGATTCGCCCGGACAGGCCGTCGTCGACCGGCTGCTGGTCGCGAACCAGAACTCGATGCTCGGGCGACTTCGCCAGGCCCTGGAGGCCGTCGGAGTCGAGCTTGACTCGCAGGGCGATGTCCGCTCAGTAATCTTTGGAAGCAACGTCGCGATTCCTGAAGTTCTTGCAATGATGCGTCAATACAAGCGGCAGCTTCTTGAATATACCGACACGATGACGTTTGTGGGCGACTCGCTGCAGGATGACATCGAGATCAGCCTCACCGAGCTCATGACCAACCGGGCCCTGCAGGAGGTCTACAAGGATGACGTCATCTGGGACAAGGAAACGGTGCTCGACATTCGCGACAAGGACGGAAACGCGCTGTCACAGATCGTGATACCGGACAGCCCCGTGGCCAACTCGGCCGCGATCGGGGAATACCGCCTCGTCAACGGGCAGCTTGTCGACGAGAATGGCAACGTGCTCCCGCCGATCGACCCGGCCATTGATCTCTCGGCATTTCCGGAGGGATCGAGCGCGTCCATTGACAACCGCATCGCCCGCAACCCCGACGGCAGTCCCAAGATTCTCCAGAACAAAGAGATCCAGGCGCGGGCTCGCCAGCGCGACCAGATGATCAAGGACGCGATCGACAACGCGCCAGAGGACGGCTTCGAGGGCCGGATGAGGGGCGACGAGAATGGCAACTATACCGGGACGCTCAGTCCGTCCCAGGTCGAGGCCATCATGGCGCTGCCCAACACGCTGGTCACCCCGTATGTCAAGAAAAATCTGATTGCGTTCAGCGAGGTCTTGCAGCGTCGTGACGGGACTCGCATCCTTATGGAATACCAGCCCTCCCTCAAGAAGGGAAGATATCGGGCCCTCGCCCCAAAGATTCGCGACGTTGTGCCGATTGGGTTTCGATTCACCAAGCAGGGCAACTGGCTCGCCGTCACGGCATCGGTCAGCCGCATGTTTGACAAAATGAACCTGTGGGCCCAGAAGAAGCCCGAGAACCTCAATCTTTGGGGACGCAGCACCTCTAAGTTCTGGGCCGACGTCATGAAGGTGCTCGACAATCACAATCGCGGACTCGCCGGGCAGACCAACCTCGACATCGACCCCGACATCGCAATGCAAAAGAAGAACCGCATCAACGACTTCTTCAACATGTTCTCAAAGGAGACCGAGGCCTCCAATCCGTCAAGAACCAAGCTCCCGGCCCAGCGCGGAAAAGAGTCTGCCGACCGGATCATCATGTCGGCGCGCATGGACCGCATCAACCAGATGCAGATCAGCAACGCCGCCAAGATGCCGATCGACTACGGCAGGATGAAAATCAATTTCTTCCCAGAGAGACCCGATGGCGCGCTCCGTCTCGACCAGTCGCAGGACCTCGAGGTGGAAAACGACATTGTCGGCGGCGCCATGCCTCGGTTCCTTCCCGGCATCCGCTACACGTCGCTTCCCGACGATCCCAAGAAGACCATGGCCGACTTCTACATGCTCAACGCCATGATCACGACGCCGCCGACTGGATGGAGCATGGGCAAGTTCGGTGGCGAGGCCACCATGTATGCTCCCTCGGCAGACCCGACCGGGCGCTATGCCGGAGTCCGCGCCGAGAAATACCAGGACGCCCTCGATGAGGCCAAGCAGACGCTCATCCCGTCTCTCCACAGCAAGATCCAGAAGGCACTGCATTTTGCGATCGCGGCCGAACTTCGCCATGCCATTCCGCGCAGACAGCCGACCGACCTGGCCGAGTCTGAATTCTATCAGGAATACATGCGCCAGTATGCGATCCAGGGAGCGGGCATGCCAGATCTCAAGAAAGAAAAGGGGCCACGCCGCTACAAGGGAGAGAGCGAGGGCTATAAGGCTTCTTTTGTCGCGATGGAGAATGCCCGCAAGAAACTGGGCATGGGCATCGCCGACGTGGCGCGCTTTGCCGAGCAGCTGTATCGTCGCGGCGACTGGTCGTCGAGCTACGGCGGAAACCCATGGGGCGACATCGCGGCCCATCTCGCCCAGATGTCAGATCCGACATATTCCACCGAGCGAGTCCGCGCCGTCGCGACCGATCCAGAGACCGGCCGCATGCAGGTCATTGAGACCAACGAGTTTCGCGACCCGGGTGCCTACAGCGCCATGTTCCAGGAGATCGACCGTGCCTACGACCTGCAGCACAACACCAACACGGTCTTCAACAAGCTCAAGAAATACTACATGGGAGCCGAGGGATACGGCTGGATCGCCAAGATGCTCGACTTCAAGGCCAACGTGGGAAATCCCCGTGAACTGCGCGGGCTCGTCAGTGGCACCATGGGAAAACTGGCCGACGCCTGGTTTGCCGACATGCGAGCCGACGCGCCTCTCACCCAGGATCTTGAAGAGAGCGTCAAGGCACAGCTGCCAGAGAACTTCAAGGACGTGGCCCTTGATCCCGATCAGTTCATTGAGGTGCTCAAGGATCTCGTTGGCAGTTATTATCGCAAGTCATCAAGCGGCGTCCGTCGAGAGAACCCGTATGAGAACATTGCCAACGCGGCCGAGGGAATCCACCGAAATCTGGGACGGGGCAGTGACGCCTGGAAGGCCATCAAGAAGGACCAGAATGCCCACATCGGTCTGATCCTGCAGGACCACTTTGGAGACATCGGAATCGCGCAGACAGACGCCACGAAACTCTTTCGCATGCTCCTGAACGAGGGCAAGGATCCGCGGGTGACCGGCAAGAAGCCGTCTTTGTCTAATGTCCCGAATGTCGAGATCAAGCTTCCGAAGCCAAAGCCCATTGCAGACCAGAACTGGTTCATGGGCAGCACATTCAAGCCAAAGACCAATGTTTCGACTCCGACGAACCTCAACAAGTTTGTTGAGACTCTCATGACCGCCGGATTCAACGGCCTGAAGCTCGGCGATGTCACGGTTCTCAATGCCGGTGGATCTGGCAAGGTCGCGACTCTCAAGGTCTATGCCGGAGACTCAGTGTCTGAGGGCAATCTTCTCACCACGGCCCAGATTCCTGGCGGCAAGAAGCGCGACGCCGTTGACTGGCTGTCCGACTACGCGATGATGCGCGCCAAACAGGCCGGCTACGGCAACGTCATGGACTGGATGCAGCAGAATCTGAAGACCGAGATGAAGCCGCAGATGCCCGCGCAGAGTGAGGGAATCAGCAATCTTCTTGAGAATCTTCCGTGGGCCGCGAGAAACAGAGTCAATCAACTGCTTGAGAATCTGCAGGATCAGGAGTGGGTTGACACCAACCTCGTGAATCTTCCGCCGTCCGACATCGACGCCTCGGCTGAGTTCGTGGAGTCGCTTCTTCTCGGAAATTCTGAGGGCCTCGCCAAGGCAAAGATCATTGACGCACTTAGCCCCAACGACGTCGAGGCCCTCGGCAAGTATCTCTACGACGTCGGCAAGTGGGCATCCGACAAGCTTGAGAAGCGCAAGGCGGCCGACATGGTCGAAGAAGTCGAGGAAGAGGGGCTGACCCTGGATTCTCCGGCAGTCGGATATGCCAAGGCAGACGACACCCTCATGACCGTCGCCGAGGCGGCCGCCATGGTCGGACCGTTTGAAGAGGGCGAGATCGGCGGGACCAACCACGTGTATTTCACGACAAACTCGGGCACGGCCGTGACAAATCCATACGAGGACGAGCAGGGCGATCCGTTTGTGACCGAGTGGGCGCCCGGCAACAAGACGGCCATCATGCAATACTGGGCCGACAACGGAGTCCTTCCGTCTGTCTCTGAGACGGCCCTGGCGATCTTCGATGCCGCGAATCCCAGCCACCCGTATCTGAAACCCTCGGAGAATGAGGCGGATCCCGTGATTCTTGCCGACTCCGACGCACTGATGAAATTTGTCGACAATCTGGGAGTGACTCTTGACGACGCGCAGGCCACCAAGGATGGCAAATGGAAGTCCGTGGTTCTCACGAACGGCCAGGGAGACGAGGTCAAGATTGTCAAGCAGGTCGCGGAGGACGGAATGTATCAGTTCATCAAGGACGACAAGAATTTCGCGATCGGACCGTTTGCATACGTCATCCGAGAGGCCGCAAAGTTTCTGAACAAGCCGACGGCAAAGAATGAAAAGCCGCTCTTAACAGAACAGGAAGACTTCACGATGCAGGCGGCCGCCCAGCTCATGGACCCGGACATCGAGGTCGTCGAGGTCGGCGGCAAGAAGTTTGCAAAGGGCGTCACCGAGGTCGGGTCTGTCGCGATCACCGGCTACGACAAGGACGGCAACGTGTTCGGCATCATCCCGATCCAGGGATCGCAGAACATGGAACCCATGGATCTCGAGGCGGCCATCTACGAGGCCCTGTCGACTCTTGGAGCCACGTCTGCCCCGACGGCACCTGGGACCAAGACCAAGCCGATCACGACGGCCATGATCAACGAGGCCGCCGAGGCCCTGATGAACGACGAGACGACGTCGCTCGGCAAATACACGTTTGAGCCGATCGCCTCTGGTCTTGGAGGAACCAGGGTCAACATCTACGTCGAGCCCGGCATGGAGGACTCAGTCGGCTATTTCATGCTCGACCCGGGCGAGTATCGCGAGCCCTCGGACATGCTCGATGCGTTCTACGACAAGATCAGTGAGTTTCTAGAAAACAATCCCGACTCTGAGGAGGGCACGGGCGGCACGGGACCGGGGGCCAAGTTCATGCCGGCGGATACCAGCCGTCTGATCGACATCGAGGGAGTCCGTCCGTTCAAGATTCCAAGACCCGTCAAGATTGGCAAGAACCGGTGGCGTGTCGGCGATGTCGTCACCTCAAAAGAACCTGATGCCGACGCGGCCGCGATGATCGCGGGTCTGCAGAGACTTGCCATGCACTCCAAGGGAGTCGATAGCCGCAAGGCCCTGTCGTCTGTCTTTGTGACGCTGAAAGACAACCCGTATTTCAAGAGACTCCTGGCAATGTCTCAAGAAAATCTGCAAGAACGCGGCATGGACGAACTCTATCGAGGAGTCGGACTAGATGAAAAAAGATCTCAGTTGACTCGACAGGCAAAGTCATTCACGCAGTTTTACGACATGGCCGACATGGTCGCCTATGCCAACGCCGAGAGTCGCCGAGGTCTTGAACCCGAGGTGCTCAGGATCAGTCCGGTGGGCAAGTTTCCTGTGATCGAGGACGGGGCCATCGACGACATTGCCGAGGAACTCGGGATCAATCGATCCGAGCAACCCCACATGCCCGGAAAGCACATGGAGGGAGCTTTTGGAGAAGGCGAAGTCTTTGTGGCACCCTCGAGTGCCCGACCAAACGCTCGATTCATGCCCGGATCATCCCAGGATGACCAGAGTCTTGCCGGAGTCACGGGACCAGACACTGACCAGGGTCCTCTGTCTGGGGCCAGATTCATGCCCGGCTACAACCCTCGCTACACCGATGACGACGGCAACTTTGACTTCAGTCTCTATTCCGAGGACAAGCGCAAGACCATCGCCTATCTGCGAGATCGCATGGGCATCACCAGGAAGGACTTCTCGACCGAGGACGAGTGGAAGCAGACCATCCGCGAGACGATGCGCGATGTGATCCGCGGCGGCTAGTCTCGGTCTGCCCGTTCCCAGGCCAGGACCACGACCAGCCCCAGGACGATGAAGACCAGGGCTGGCCAGAAGTTCCAGGCGATCTGGATGAGGCCTCGCAGGATGATGAGGATGTCGGGGTCCATGGTCAGACGGGGTGGATGTCGCGCATGAAGGGACGCGGTCGCTGTTCGCGGCGGATGGTCTCTTTCAGACGGCGCAGTTCGTTCATGACCGAGACCGCCCGGCCGACCGGGATCCGAATTTCTTCGAATCCGTGGCGGCGGGCCATCTTGACGTGGGCCTCGAGCAGGGGCTCGACCGAGTTGATGACGCGGAGGGCGGTCATGGTCAGGCGGCGATCTTGGAGGTGAAGTCGATCGAGGCCCCGACCTGCTTGCCGTG